GGGCTGTATTGCCTGAAGAACCACGCGCCCGCCGCGTCCTCCACCAGCACGCCGTCGCCCGCTCGCGGGGCGATCGTCTTGTCGAATTTCACGAGATGCCCCTTCAGAACGCGGTCTGCCATCGCGTCATCTGGCACCTCCACGCGGAACACGTCCGGCAGAGCTTCTGATTTCATGGTCCCCCACTCGACTCTTTGCGAGCCCTCTTGTGGGTCCATGCTCATCGATTGGGGGCTCACCGGATGAGCTATCGGGCGGCCGGGCGCGAACTTCGGGCCCAGCCCTGTTTCGACCCATTCAACGCGCACTCCGGTGATCCGTTCGAACAGGTGCAGCTTCTTGGGCAGCGCTCCGCGCGCCAACGCGTTCGCGATCGCGCTCGACGAGCTGTAGCCGAGCGCGGTGGCGAGAGAGGCCTGTGTGTAGCCGAGTTCCTTGTACGCGGACTCGAAGCGATCGGTGGCATCAGTCACAACCGTGATTTCACGCGCTACTTGCCTCACATCGGTGTTTCTGGGAGACTCACAAAAGTGAGTTTCAGAAAGAGGCACGATGACCCCCACCGAACAGACCCCGCTCCAGCGCGCCTTTGACCAGGTCGGGGGCATCAAGGCCCTCTCCGTAGCGCTGAACATCTCGCCCTCCGTGCCCAGCATGTGGAAGGCGCGTGGCACGCCCGTCCCCGCGGAGTACTGCCCGGCCATCCAGCGCATCACCGGCGGCCGCGTGACCTGCAAGGACCTGCGTCCTGACGTCGACTGGGACGGCGCCGCGGTCGTGGCTAAGCAGCCGGCTGGAGAGGGCTGATCCATGGCCCACGTGCGCTTCTTCCTCGCGCTGGCCCTCATCGCCGCCGGCTGCGCGCTGCTCATCGCGTCGTACTCGCCGCGCCCGATGGTGGCGTGCTGGGTGGGTGGTGGTTCGCATGCCGCCACTGTCGCTTTTTTTGCCCGCACAGGGTACTCAACCGGCTTCAAGAACCATGACCCAGCTTGAACAGCAGGCCGAGCTCGCGCTCGCGCGCCGCGGCGCCGCCGTGTCCATCCCCATCGAGATGATCCGCGCCAAGCGCACGGGCGCCGCCGCCTTCACCCTGGCGTGCGACACGTCGGGCCTGGACGACAAGGAGATCTACCTCGCGCTCGACATCGACCCGGGCTACTTCTCCAACATCAAGAAGGGCAAGGCCACGCTGCAGGCCGACAAGGTGCAGGGCTTCTGCGCGGTGGTGGGCAACAACGTCTACGTCGAGTGGGCGGCCTACCAGGTGGGTTGCACGCTGGTGCGCATCGAAAGCGAGACCGAGCGCCTGCTGCGTGAAGCGCAGGAGCAGATCACCATGCTGCGCCACGACAAGCGCGTGCTGACCGAGGCGCTGCGCGGCAGCGTGGCAGCATGACCAGCGCCTACACCCCGCAGCCCGGCACCGTCACCGCGCGCTCCGTGGCTGCCGTCCACGCGCTGCCCGCCGGTCAGATCATCGCGAACGTGGAACTGGCCGAGCAGCTCGGGCAGCACCCGTCCGTCGTCAACTGCGGCATGGAAGCGCCAGTGCGCTACGGCTTGATCGAGAAGCACATGAACGGCCGCCTCGTGAGCTGGAGCCGCGGCAACGGCATCCCGCTGGCAGAACGCGTCGAAGAGGAGCCCGACGACGCACCCATCGTGCAGCGCGTCGTGCCCGCGGTGCAGGAGCCGATCCCGGAGGCACCGCCCGTCACTGCGCCGCAACCGCGCGCGAAGCAGGCGCGCGCCATCACGGCCGAGGCCAGCACCACCCCGCAGCCCATCCGTATCGCGCTCTGGTCCGACGGCCAGCTGCACATCCGCCGCGCCGGCGCCGACCTGATCGTGCTGTCGAAGGACGAGACGCGCGAGCTGGTGCGGTATCTGGGGCGGATGGCTGACGCCACCGAGGCCGCCGCGTGACCCTCATCCTCAAACCCCGCGGCCGTGGCAACTGGCGCCCGATGCGCATGCAGCTTGATGGCGAGCGCGGCGGCCTGTTCATTCGCGCTGGCCAGCTGATCTTTCTCGGCGGCGTGGTCTGGCGCATTGCGCGGGTGATCGCATGAACTACTACGAACACCACATCGGCGACTACGACAGCGCCACTGCGCACCTGTCGCTGGTGGAGGACGGCGTCTACCGCAGGCTCATCTGCATCTGCTACCGGACCGAGGCACCGCTCCCAGCTGACCTCAAGGCGGTCTGCCGGCTCGCTCGCGCCGCTTCGAAGCCCGAACGCGACGCCGTGCAGCAGGTGCTCAGCGAGTTCTTCCAGCTCGAGGAAGACGGCTGGCACAACGCACGCTGCGACGCCGACATCGCCCGCTACAAGGACGGCGAGCCCGAACGCGAGGTGAAGAAGGCCAACGAGAGCAACCGGCTGACGAAGCACCGCGAGGAACGCGCGCGGCTCTTCAAGCTGCTCACCGACGCCGGCCAGCACGCGGCCTGGAACATCGCGATGCCCGACCTGAGAGCCCTGGTCTCGAAGCTTCCAGCAACGGGTGCTGAAACAGAATTGCAGCCGTTACCTGCAACGGCACCTGCAACGCCTGCTACGGCTACCCAGACACCAGACACCAGACACCAGACACCAGAAATAAAAGAAAAGGGCGCGCGTCCCGACGCCACCACCTTGCGCGCGCTCGCGGAAGGCACGGCCGAACCCGAAAACCCGGCCATCGGCGCCGGCACGCGCTACGGCCTCGCCGCCAAGGCCATGCGGCAGAAGGGCTGCGCCGCCAACCCCGGCGACCCGAGGCTGCGCCAGCTCGTCGACCAAGGTGCCAGCCTCGAGGAGTTCGAGGCCGTTGCAGCCGAAGCCGCGGACAAGGGCAAGGGCGCCGCATGGGGGCTCACGGCCCTCATCAACCGCCGCAAGGACGCCGCAGAGATCCGCCTCGCGCCGGCCGCCACAGCGCCGGCTTGGCAGGAGACCCGCGAAGGCGTCGAGGCCAAGGCCCGCGAGCTCGGTCTGGCGCCGTGGTTCCAGGTCGAGCAGGACGCCATCCGCCGGGGCACCGCGCCCAGCTGGCCGCACTACCGCGCCCACGTCATCGCAACCGCCAAGGAGCGCGCATGAACGCCCGTGACCAACGCATCGCCGACGAAGTCGAAATCGAGGCGGACCTCCGCTGCATCGCCGACCGCTGCCCGCGACGCTGGTCGTCGGACTTCGGCGCGAAGCTGTGCAGCGCGCATGCCGCCGCGAAGTCGACGCACCACTGGCCGCGCATCACCCAGGACTTGATCGACCTCGAGACCCAGCAGGCGTTGCGAGGTCCGCGGCCTCGACCGCAGCGCTACGCCACGCGCGAGGAGGGCATCGCTGCCCTCGAGAAGCTGCGCCACATGGGCCGCGGCGATCCGCGTCGCTGGGCCAAGGTGCTCCAGCGCCGTGAAGAGCGAGGCGTTCAGCTCACGAAGTTCCAACGCGTGGCGTGGCGCGAAGTCGTCCGCGACGTCGAACCCCAACCGGAGGTCGTATGACCGAACCCTGCCGCTCCGACTGCGCTGTCCCCACGCACATCGCGCGCTGCGACCCCAGCGGGTACTGCCCGCAGCACAGCGTGTGCGCACGCAAGGCCTCTCGCTCCAGGCAGCCGCCCATCAACGGTATGGCCCTGAAGAACCCCGAGGGGGCGTGGTGCCCGATCTTCGTTGACGTTCGTGCGCTCGCGCGATCCTCCGCGGAGGCCGCATGATCGTCCTGACACTGCCTTACCCCCTGAGCGCGAACCGCATGTGGCGCGCGATCACCATCCCAGGCCGCACGATGATGGCTCCGACGAAGGAGGCCAAGGCCTACAAGGCGGACGTGGCGCGCATCTGCGCCGCAGCCGGAATCCGCGCGCCGCTGGCCGGCCGTCTGGCGATCGCCGTGCGCCTGTTCCCGGCCCGCCCGCAGGACTGGGCGCGCCGCATGCGCAAGCTCGGCCCGGCTTGGCACAACGACGTGCGCTGCATCGACTTGGACAACGCCAACAAGGTGCTCCTCGACTCGCTCAAGGGCGTCGCGTTCGACGACGACAAGTGGGTCTTCCGGCTGCAGTGCGAGCGCATGGAGCCCGACGAGCACGGCGCGCGCGTCATCGTCGCAATCACGCAGATGGCGGCGCCGGTGGCCCAGGCCTCGCTCCTCAAGGAGATCGCATGACATCGTGTCCACTACTGGACGGCAAGCATTGCCAGATCTGTGGCGGCAGCATGCCGCGCTGGCTCTTCTCGCGCCATGAGAAATCGGCGGTTCGCGAGCGCGCCGAGCAGCGCCTTACAGCCGAACGCCATGAGAAGCTCTGGAATGAGGGTTTCAATCGCTTGGCTCTCGTGCCCAAGGGGGCCGCATGAAGGTCGTCGAGTTCGATCGCGGCCCGGACAAGGCCGACCTGCAGCGCACGCTCGACGTGGTGGAGGCGATGCGCCAGGCCGTGCTTGAAGGCCGCGTCATCGCATTCGCCGCGGTCAGCCTCAACGACACCGACGACGTCGAGTCCTGGACCGGTGCGACGCGCAGCGTCTCGCGTCTGCGGATCCAGGGCGCCGTGGCCCACCTCCAGCACTGCCTGCACACGGGAGACGCATGACCATGAGCGTCTGGAGTTCCCTCCTCGCCCAGCAGCGCAACGAAGCGCTCGATGATCTGCTCTCGCGCTGGCACCACTGGCAGACGCAGCAGACCAGCACCGCGCGCGGCCACGCGGCGCGCAGCACCGTCGTGGGCGACTACATCGTGAGCCGCCAGCACGACGACGCCAACGGCGCCCTCTACGACGACGAGGAGCAGGTCACGATGCGCGCCGTGCAGGCCAACGTCGACAACATGGCCGAGCCGTACCGGTCGGCGGCCTACGTGATGGCCAGGTCGCTGTGCCTGGGCACCAGCGCGTTCACGTCGCCGCGGCTGCCGAAGTTCCCGGCCGAGCGCGACAGGGTGCTGGCACATGCGCGGCAGTGGCTGATCCTGAGGCTGGTGGGCGCGGGGATGATGGAGTGAGCCGCGCGTCGTGGTACATTGCCACCCGTCGACACCGCCGTATGGCGAATCGCCTTCCAAAGCCTGCCCTGAGCAATCAGCGCGGGCTTTTTCGTTTCCGAAGGAGCCTCCATGTCCCGATCCGTCCTCGCCGTGGTCGCCCTCGCGTCGATCGCCGCCAGCTCGCTGTCCGCGCCCGTGGCCGGCTACCGCTTCGCCCTGACCGAGACGACGTCCGGCCTGGTCGTCGAAGCCGACGGCCCCGTCGACGCCACGCAGATCGTCTGCGCCGACGTCCCGGCCGGCACCTACCAGCCGTCCATCGTCTGCGTCGACGCGGCCGGCAACGCGCTCACGCCCGCCGTCCTGGCCACCGACGTCCTCGTCGTCAACGACGTGGCCACGGTGATGGTCAATGTCCCCGCTTCGCTGGCTGCGTCGCTGGTTTGAGCGGCGCCGGCGCGTACACGTGCCGGTCGCTCTGTCCGTCCTGATCATCCCCCGGTAGTGCGGCTGGGGCTCGCAGCGCTTTCCACGGCAGCGGCGAGGGGTTCTCACCGGAGGCGCTGACCCTCCGCCGCCTCGGCGGGCCGCACGCGCCAGCGAACGGCAGCATCCTGCGTCGCGATGACGTAGGTCTGAAGGGTGCCTGAGCGCGAGGAACGCCCCTACAGAGGAGCCGCGGCCTTAAGTGGAGCGGGCTACCAGAAGGCGTGACAGCCGGAGAGACGGCATCCCAACCGACTTGCGCCGGCCTGCGCATGCCAGCCCACGGGCTCCACCAGCACCATGACACGCAAGCTCACCGACAAGCAGGAGGCGTTCGTTCGCGAGTACCTCATCGACCTGGCGCCGTCAGCGGCTGCCCGGCGCGCAGGCTACGTCGGCAACGTCAAGCAGACCGCGCAGGACCTGCTCAAGCACCCGCAGGTCGGCGCCATGATCCAGGCGCAGATGGCTGCGCGCTCGGAGCGCCTCGAGGACAGCGCCGACATGGTGCTGCGCGACCTGCGCCGGCTGGGACAGCGTGCTGAGGCCGGCGGCGAGTTCGGCGCTGCGCTCAAAGCCGTGGAGCTGCGCGGCAAGCACCTGGGCATGTTCAGCACGAAGTTCGAGCACTCCGGCCCCGGCGGTGGCCCGATCGAGCAGAACCTGCAGGTCACGTTCGTCAAGCCTGCGCAGCGGCCGTGATCGAGCTGCCGGCGAAGCTCGAACGCCTGTTCGAGCCCTACCGGTTCAAGTTCCTCAAGGGCGGCCGCGGCAGCGCGAAGTCGTGGAGCGTCGCGCGCATCTTCCTGATCCTCGGCACGATGGGCGTCGAGCGCATTCTGTGCACGCGCGAGGTTCAGAAGTCGATCAAGCAGTCGGTGCACCAGCTGCTGCGCGACCAGATCCCGGCGCTGGGCTTGGGCTGGTTCTACGAGGTGCAGGCCACAGAGATCCGAGGGCGCAACGGCACGCGGTTCTTCTTCGCCGGCCTGTCCGACCAGACGGTCGACTCGATCAAGTCGTTCGAGGGCTGCACGCGGGTCTGGAACGAGGAAGGGCAGACAACAACGCGGCGCTCGTGGCAGATCCTGATTCCCACGATCCGCGTCGACGGCTCGGAGATCTGGACGACCTATAACCCGGAGCTCGAGACTGACGAGACCCACGTCATGGCGATGACGCCCGACGAGGACACGCTCACCATCGAGATGAACTACGGCGACAACCCGTGGTTCCCGGAGGTGCTCGAGAAGGCTCGCGCGAAGGCCGAACGCACGATGGTGCCGGCTGAATACGCGCACATCTGGCTGGGACGCTGCATGCCTGCTGTCAAGGGCGCGATCTACTTCGACGAGATCGCCGCGGCGGAGGCAGCCGGTCGAATCGGGCGCTTCCCCTACGACCCGATGCTCAAGGTTCACCGGATCTGGGACATGGGCTGGAACGACGCGATGGCCATCATCCTGGCCCAGCGCAGCGGATCGGCCATCACGGTCATCGGCTACGTCACCGGTTCGCACCGGACCGTGGCCAGCTACCTGGCCGACTTCCGCGGCCCTGACTATCGCGGCTGGAACTGGGGCAAGGACTTCCTGCCGCACGACGGCTTCGCGAAGAACCGCCAGACCGGCAAGGCCGACTCCGACGTGCTCGAGGGCCTGGGCTGCGAGGTCATGCGCACCACCAGCGTGGAGCTGGAGCAGGGCATCCGGCGGGCGCGCGACGTGTTCCCCCGCGTCTACATCAACGAGGCCGGCTGCGCGTCGACCGACGACGAGCTGCCCGGCCTGGTCGACTGCCTGAAGCGCTACCGCCGGCGCATCAACCAGCGCACCGACACGCCCGAAGGCCCGCTGCACGACGTCCACAGCAACGGCGCGGACGCCTTCCGCTACCTCGCGATCAACGTCGAAGAGATGACGAACGAGGACGCGAAACCCCTTGACCTCCCGGTCGACGACGACGTCGGCGGATCCTGGATGAGCACCTGACCATGGCAACGAAGAAGACCCGCAAGCCCGCTGCGACGCAGGAGGGCGACACCTACGCGCCCGGCCTCGACGCTGACGCGCCTGCCGCGGCCAAGGACGTCGCCAAGGGTGAGAAGGCCGACCACACGGCGATCTTCGAGCGCGCCAAGAAGCGCATCGACGAGTACAAGGAGGTCTGGAGCGAGCAGCACGATCGCATCCGCGAGGACCTGCGCTTCTCGAACCCGGCCAAGCCCGAGCAGTGGCGCCAGGATGACCTGGCCGGCCGCGGCAAGCGCCCGACGCTGACGCTGGACCGCACGAATCAGTTCATCGCGCAGGTCTCCAACGACATGCGCCAGAACAACGCCGGCATCGAGGTGATCCCGGCCGATGGCGACGCGGATTCGAAGGTCGCCGAGCAGCTCGAGAGCATGGTTCGGCACATCGAGTACGTCTCGCGCGCACCGATCGCCTACGACACCGCCGGCGACCTGCAGGTGCGCTGCGGCCTGGGCTGGCTGCGCGCGGTCCCCGTCGACGGCAAGGACGGCCAGGACATCTGCATCCTGCGCATCACCGACCCGACCTCGTGCGGCATCGATCTGGACTGCCACGAGCCTGACGGCGCCGGCGCGCGCTGGGGCTACGTTGAGGGCAAGTTGCATCGCTCGACCTTCGAGGAGCGCTATCCGGACGCCGCGGAGGTGCCGCTGGGCACCGAGGGCTGGCGCGATGGCGAGTACGTCACGATCTGCGAGTACTTCGAGATCGACGACGAGGGCAATCAGGTCTGGATGCACATGACCGGCGCCGAGGTCATCGAGCCGCCGATCCCGTTCCCGAGCCAGTACCTTGCCCTGGTGCCCGTCGTCGGCTACGAGCTCGAGGTCGACGGCAAGCGCTTCCTGTGCGGGCTGACGCGCCGCCTGATGGACGGCCAGCGTCTGCACAACTTCGAGATGAGCGCGATCGCCGAGTTCCTGGCCTCGCAGCCCAAGGCGCCGCTGATCGCGCCGGCCGAGTCGATGGCTGGCTACGAGGCGCACTACAAGCGGCTGGCCAGCGGCAACCCGGCGGTGCTGCCATACCGTGCGTGGGACGAAAAGGGTCGCGCGCTGCCCGCGCCGCAGCGGGTCATGCCCGCGCCGATGCCCGGCGCCTACGCGCAGATGGCCCAGTTCGCGACCGAGGAGATGCAAGCATCGGTCGGCATGTACAAGGCCAACCTCGGCCAGGCCGGCAACGAGACCAGCGGCGTTGCGATCCGCAACCGGCAGATGGAAGGCGACGTCGCCACGCTGCAGTTCCCGGACAACCACGGCAAGAGCCAAGCGCAGTTGGGGCGCGTGATCGTCGACATGATCCCGCGCATGGCGCTCTCGCGCCGCGTGCAGCGCCTGGTGGCTGCCGATGGCAAGCACAGCTTCATCACGGTCGACCCGGCCATGAAGAAGCCCACGCGCCGCGGCCAGGACGGCAAGCTGGCCGCGATCAACCCGAAGATCGGCACCTACGACGTCTGCGTGAAGTCGGGCCCGAGCTACACCACCGCTCGCGAAGAGACCTTCTCGCAGCTGTCCGACATCATCGCCAAGAGCCCAGCGCTCGCGCCCGTGCTGATGCCGATGTGGGCCAAGCTCAAGGACATGCCGCAGTCCGACATGCTGGTCAAGCTGCTGCTGGCCGTTGCGCCGCCGGCGGTGCAGCAGATCTACGGCGAGGGCGAAGAGATCCCGCCGCACGTGGCCGCCGAGATGCAGCACCTCAAGCAGCAGCTCGAGCAGATGCAGGGCGCCATGCACCAGGCCGCCGACAAGCTCGAGGAGCTGCAGGCCGACCACCAGGCCAAGCAGATCGACGCGCTGTCCAAGACCGCCAGCATCCGCGTCGACCAGTACAAGGCCGAGACCGACCGCCTGAGGGTCATGGGCGCCGGCATGACGCGTGAGCAGGTGCAAGCCATCGTGATGGACCTGATGGGCCAGGTGTTCGCGCAGGGTGCGCCGGACGGCTCGCAGCCTGGTCAGCCCGGTCCGGACGCCGCGATGCAGCCTCCGATGGGCGGCGATCCGACGGTGGGCCCGGCCGGCCCGCCTGCTGACGACGGCTCGGGCCTGCCCACCGGCTTCCAGCAGAACGCGCCGCCGGCGCCTCCGCCCGTGGCCGATGTCTCCGGCCTCCCGGACAACCCGCTCGCGCACCAGGCGCCTGACACCTCCAACGAACCGCCGAAAGGCGGTTTTTCTTTGCCTGAAGGGGCCGCAACATGAGGCATATCATTCGGCCCGGCGTCAACGCGCCGATCGTCATCCATCCGAAGGAATCGGCCACCTTCGACGCGAGCTCGGACGCCATCGGAACGATCGCAATTCCGGGCCAGGGCATTCAACAGGTCATCGCTGCATCGACGTCCTACACCTATGGCGAGTACTCGTCCAAGCGCGACATCGTCGTCACGTTGACGCAGGGAACCCTGGAATGCCGCGTCGATCAGCAAGGAAAGTCCGGGGGCGCCGGGACTCCCAGCACTGGCGTCGGGCCGGCGCTGCGCCTGGTGGCCAATCGCGTCAACACGCCGTATTACCTGCTCGCCACCATCAAGCAGGCATTCGGTCGCACGAACCACACGATGAGCGATACCGTCTCTTCGCTCATGCTCGTGTACTCGAACTACTACGGCAAGGACGAGACGCCCGGAACCGGTCCCCAGACCTATGGCGCCTCGATCGAATATCCGGTCGGCACGCTGCTGGCACAGGTCACGTTCAACGGAACGAACTATGGCACCGCGGCGCCCGGCTCCGACGTGTATAGCGATCTGATCCCCTTGCCGATTCCGATTCCGCAAGGTGCCCGATATCGGGTGCGTACCTTCGTGAGAAACCCGGCGGGCGGTATTCCGATGAATGCCGGGTGTAATTCGTGGAACGGCGCTGGCGACGAGATTTCCAACTACACCACGGTCGATGGCACCACGCTGGATTACACGATGGGCGCACCGACCGCTGCCTTCACGCTGGTCGACAGCCCGCGACCCTCGCTGATCCTCGCCTACACGTCGAAGCGGTCCATCGCCATCGTTGGCGACTCGCGCGCGACGGGGCAGATCAGCGGCACGGCTTCCGATTACGTCTCCGATGCCAACGGCTGGATCGGGGTAGCGGAGCGTGCGGTCGGCCGGCGCGGCGCATGCGTGAACCTGTCGGCACCGAGTGACCTGCTCGCGAATTTCATCGGCTCGACCGGCGCCAACCGTCGCAACCTCCTCCAGTACGTCACGGACGTTTTCTGCGAATACGGGATCAATGACCTGTCGCAAGGCTCCGCGACGATCCTCGCGAATCTCACCACCCTGCGCAACAGCGCCAACGTCACCGGGAAGCCGTTCGGTGTCGCCACGATGTCGCCCTATTCCGCGACCACCGACAACCTGATGACGCTCGCGAACCAGACGCCGAACGCCAACGATGCCCAGCGCATCGCCGTCAATACGGCGTACCGCAATGGCGCTTCTTGCGCCGACTACGTGATCGAGGTCGCGGACTTCTTCGAGTCGTCGCGCAATTCGGGAACGTGGAAGCTGTATTCCAACGCACGCACCGTGGCAGACGGTGCCATGACCGCAGGTTCGAACATCCTGACCTCTGCGACCGCAGCATTCACGCCGGCTGATACCGGGCACAAGGTCATGGTCCCCGGGGCCGGAACTGCGGGCGCAACGCTCAAGCAGGTCATGCGGTACATCAGCCCGACAACCGTGGGTCTCTACAACCTGGCGAATGTCTCGGTGCAGAACGCGGTGACGACTGTTTCGGGATCCGCAATTCAAATCGGGGCCTTCGACTATTCGATCGATGGCCTTCACGAGGCCGCCCCCGAGTTGCCCGCCTTCCAGATCGCAGTTCAGGTTCCGGCCGCACTGCAGTAATCATTTCCTGCGCCGTCCCGGCGCGTACCGACTGGCCGCGGTTCTTCGGCCTGCCTCATCCCACTCCGATGACCATCGATACCGATGCCGCAACTGGCGCTGCGGCAAGCACGACCGCGCCTGCCTCCCACGCGACCGAAGACACGGGCCTCGCGAACCCGCACGAAGCAGCGCAGGAAGGTGCGCAGACCACCACGCCGGAGGACGCGGAAGCGGCCGCCAAGGCGCGCGAGTCTCGCAACAACCAACGCCGCATCGACAACCTCGTGCGCACGCGCACGGAAGCCCGAACCGAAGCGCAGATCGAGCGCCAGCGCCGCGAGGCCGTTGAAGCCGAACTCCTGCAACTCCGCGGCCAGGGCAGCCGTCAGCAGGCGCACGAGGGATCGAACCAGGATGACGGCTCGCAAGGCCGCCAGCAGCAACGCGCCCCCACGCAGGCGGAGATCGATCAGCAGGTGAACACCCGCGCTGAACAGGTCGCACGTCAGCGCGAGGTCAATGCCCGCTCGAACCAGATCCTGCAGGACGGCATCAAGTCGTTCGGCGAGACCTTCCGGGAGAGCGTGGCCGTGGTCCTCGAAGAGGCAGGTGATTTCGTCGATCGCCGCACCGGCGCGCCCACGGCGCTGCTCGAGGCGGTGCTCGATTCGGAGAACCCTGCCGCACTGCTGAACCACCTGGGCTCGAACCCCGAGGACGCGGAGTCGCTCCGTGGCCTCTCGCCCGCGCAGCTCGGGCGCCGCATCGCGAAGCTGGAAGCCCAGCTCGAGGCGGCTCCGGGAACCACCAAACCGCCTGTTCACAAGCCCGTCCAGGGCAGCTCCACCGCTCGCAGCAAGTCGCCATCCGAGATGAGCGACGCCGAGTGGTACCAGAGCAAGCAGGCCAAGCGCTAGTCGCGCTGAAAGGCAGCCACCATGGCCAACACGACCCTCACGCACCAGATGATCGCCCGCGAAGCCGCGGCGATGCTGCTGGAGATGTCCCCGTTCCTGAAGAACGTCAACAAGTCCCGCCAGGACGAGTTCAGCGAATCGATCAGCGGCTACAAGAAGGGCTCCACCGTCACGATCAAGATTCCGCCCACCGGCGTGGTCTACGACGGCGCGACCTTCGCCGGCGGCGGCGCGGCGCCCGACTTCACGGAAGGCAGCGTCTCCCTGACGCTCAACACCCAGAAGCACGTGCCGCTGACCTTCGGCGCCTCCGAGAAGCTCCTGAACATCACGGACTTCAAGGAACGGATCCTGATGCCGCAGATGCTCACGCTGTCGGCGTCGATCGAGGCTGCAGCGATCCAGCAGGCCGTCCAGGGCACGTCGAACATCGTGGGCACCGCCGGCACCACGCCGACGCAGATGCGCACGTTCTCGCTGGCGCGCCAGAAGCTGCAACGCAACCTGGCGCCCACCTCGCCGCGGTACAACATGTACACCGACGAGGTCAACGTCGAACTGATCGACACCTCCAAGGCGCTTTTCAACCCGGTCTCCGAGGTCGAAAAGATGTTCTACGAGGGCTCGCTCGGCAAGGCGCAGGGCGCGGCCTGGTTCGAGTGCGTGAACATGCCCACGCTGACGGCTGGCACGCGTGCGGGCGCGGTCACGGTCAACGGCGCGGCGCAGACCGGCGCATCGATCAGCGTGACCTGCACCAGCGGCGACACGTTCAAGAAGGGCGAGATCGTCACCTTCCCGGGCGTGCTCGAAGTGCACCCGCTGACGGGCACCGTGTTCGTCGGATCGCTCAAGCAGTTCGTGCTGACGGCCGACGTCACCGCAGCGAGCACCTCGGCCGTGCTGCCGATCTTCCCGGCTATCAAGACGTCGATGCCGACCCAGACGACCAGCGCCTCGCCGACCAACGGCGGATCCCTGGTGATCACCGGCGGCGGCAACAAGCAGTCGTTGATGTGGCACAAGGATGCGTTCACGGTCGCCTTCGCGCCGCTGCCGGTGCTGGCCAGCTGCGAGGGCTACACCGCGCGCCTGCCCAACGGCATGAGCGTGCGCGTGATGACCTTCGGTGACGGCAAGTCCGACACCGAGTCGACCCGCGTCGACGTGCTCTGGGGCATGGCCACCGTGCGTGGCAACCAGGCCTGCCGCATCACCCAGTGATGCATGAGGGGCGGCTTCGGCCGCCCCTTCTCTTTCCCTACCGGAGATCCAACATGGAATACCCCAAGGTCGTCTACAAGGACGGCGCCTGCACCGACGAAGAGGCCGGCACGGTTGACGACGACGGCATTCCGCTCAACGCGCGTGTCGTTGACGACGAGGCCGACGAGGCCGCGGCGGCCGCGGATGGCTACCTGCCGATCGGCGCTGCCAGCGCGGCGTCCGACGCGTTCCAGCCCGGCGTGACCAAGACGCGCGCCAAGACGGCCGCGAAGAAGGCGGACTGAGCATGTCCGTCAAGGCGATCGACATCATCCGGCCGGCGCTGCGCCGCATTGGGGCGATCGGTGCCACAGAGCAGCCGAGCGCAAAACAGGTGCAGGTCGGCCTGGACGCGCTCAACGGCATCCTCGACACGCTGAGCGTCATGCCGACGGCCGGCACGCGCCCAATCGAGTCGATCGTCTCCCTCGCCGCCGGCGCCCCGTATCTGACGATCGGGTCCGGCATGCAGATCAACGTGCCGCGCCCGGATCGCATCGAGTCGGCCTACGCGCGCGCGCAGGGTCTCGACGAGTCGGTGCGTGTCGTCTCGAAGCAGATCTTCGACGGCATCGACCAGAAGACGCTCGGATCGACCTGGCCGGAGGTGCTCTGGTACGACAAGGGCCTGCCCACGGGCAAGGTCTACATCTGGCCGCTGGCCGCTTCCGTGCTGGAGATGCACATCACGACGCGCGGCGTGCTCGCGCAGTTCGCCAGCGCCAACGACGCCATCGATCTTCCGGGCGGCGCGCTGCGCGCGCTGCGCCTGAAGCTGGCCGTCGAGGTCGCTCCCGAATTCAACCTGCCGGTGTCGGCTTCCCTGGACAAGGAGATGACGCTCGCCATGGATGCGTTCCAGGTGCAGAACGTCGAGATCCCCGAGCTGGAGCTCGATGGCGCGCCGGCGATCCGCACGCGGCTGGGCCAGTTCCTGAGCGGCGGGGACTGCTGAAATGCCTGCGCTGTCGCTCGTTGGACCGTCGTCACCCCTGCGCACGAGCATCGCCGAGGTGCGGCGCATCGTGAACTGGGAGCCGATGCGCATCGAGAGCAGCACGGGGCAGGGCGGCGCTGGCGCCTTCCTCAAGCAAATCGCCGGGCTGATCCAACGCACGATGTTCGGCTCTGCGATTCGCGCGATGAAGGTTTCCCAGGGGCGACTGTTCGCTGCCACCAGCGGCCAACTGGTGGAGATCATGGACGACTGGTCGGCCATCAGCTGGGGCGCAATCGCAGATGGTCTGACGTCGATCGATGACAACGAGACGCAGCTGGGGATCGTGGCAAATGGTCTCGGGTTTGCGTTCGATCTCAGCACCAACGTGATCAGCTCGATCACCGACAACTGGCCGGGCTCGACTTCGATCAACGTGCTGGATGGCATCGGCGTGCTGACGCCGCCTGGCAGCAACCACTTCTACCTCACGAGCGTGCAGGACTTCACCGTCTTGGACGCCCTCGATTTCGCCAGCGCGGACAGCTCGCCCGGCAACATCGTCGCGGCGCTGGTCAAGCACCGGCAGTTGCTTCTGCTGAAGGACCGAAGCGGCGAGGTCTGGTACGACTCGGGCGATGCGACGTTCCCATTCGCGCGCGACGACTCCGCCGTCATCGAGGTGGGTTGCGCCGCGTCGCGCTCGCTTTGCAAGGTCGCCGGCGTCTACTACTGGCTGGGCCAGGATGAGGACGGCAACGGCTTCGTCTACGGCATGCCGGGCTACGTGGCCCAGCGGATCAGCTCCGACGCGCTGGAGGAGCAACTGGCCACGATCTCGGACCTGTCCGGCGCAACCGCCTGGGTCTATCAGCAGGAGGG